AGATTAATACCAGCAAGGAATTCTTGAAAGGTTAATCTTTAATTAATGAGGGGATCTTCGGGTCCCCAACTAATTGATAGGAAAGTAAATTATGAGACAAGTACCTGACGTAACATTTAAATTACGAACACGTAACGAAGCAGCTGGTGGGTTCGATTGGTCGTATCCAACTACAAGCGATTACTTTAAAAATAAAAGAGTTGTTGTATTTTCACTTCCGGGTGCATTTACGCCAACATGCTCAAATAACCAAGTACCTGGATTTGACGTATTATATGATTTGATTACAAAAACTGGTGTTGATGACGTATATTGTATTGCATGTAACGACACATTTGTAATGAATGCATGGGCAGAAGATCTAAGAATCAAGAATGTTAAACTAATTCCTGATGGTAGTTGTGAATTCACTGCTGGCATGGGAATGTTAGTACGTAAAGATAATCTTGGGTTTGGAGCAAGATCTTGGAGATATGCTATGGTCGTAGACGATGGTACTGTTGAAAGAATGTTTGTTGAGCCTGGAATGGAAGATGATCATGGGGAAGATCCTTATGGAGAATCAACCCCTGAAAAAGTTCTTGCATATTTACGTAGTTAAATTAAAAAACAATCTCCGTGGATACAATCCGCCGCGCCGTTTATGGGATCCTTCGGGGTCCCTTTTTATTAGCCAGTTGGCAACGCGCCTAAATTATCTACTATGTACTTATTAATAGTCATAGACTTAGCTGATTTATCTGAGCTATCAACATACTGTTTAGATTCTGCCCCACCAACAATTACTTGAATCGCTTGACTTCCCGTAATTGCACCTTTAGAAATTGCCTCAACTAACCTGTCAAGATTTTCTTTACTGACATTATCATCCTCGGCAGAATCCGCTAGGAATTTTTCAAACTCTTCAATTCGGGCTACTCTCCTATCTCCACTACTTTGCCAGAAATCACGAGCTGCTTCCGCAAAGCCCTCGGGTGTAAGGAATATGAAATCATTATCTGTACCGCGTCCTGCTTCAATGCGTGCTGCTATCTGACTTTCAATGGATGTCTGAGATTTTTCAAGATCCGCAATCTTTTGTACTAACGCTTTTCTATTTTCTTCTGACTTATCCGCGTCGAACATAATCTGATCATACACCTCAACACCATCCTCAAAGCGCACATTGTACTTAGCACCTCTACTATAATCTTTATTAGCAAGTTGCTCTCGTGCAAGGGCAAGGTCGTCTTTTGTTTCTAATCTTGACCGTGCAATTTGCTCGTTCGTATCTCCGATTTCTTCTGCGGTTGGCCCGGCAGCCTGTTTTTCAAATTGCGCAATCTGTGCATCAGTATAACCAGTTAAATCACCTTCAAGTATTGCCTGTGCAGCTTTTGCTTTTCGATCCGCTATGTCTTCATCCAATCTCGCAACATCGATATCCTGTTCCGCAGTTCGCATGAGTGCGTCAACCGCTTTCATACCTATGCCATACATAGTACCTACTATAGCACCAACTGCTGCGCCTTGTGGTCCAAACATTGCCCCGAACGTCGCACCTGTTGCTCCGTAACCAACTACGTCCATTGCGGTACCAGCAGACCAGAAGGTCATATCCCTTGTAGCGATTTCTTGTTCTGTTAAACCGCTATTCTTATCAATGTAAGATCTTAATGCCATCATAGTCAATCCAACGGCAACTCCTGCTGCGGCAATTACCCCTTTTGACAAACCTGATCCCAACCCGGACATGCCTGGTGTTGAATTAGTAATCTGCATGTTACTTAATGTTCTTGTTAGCATGTTGGTTCTTAAGAACTCACCAGTTGCCGCAATTGCTAACGGTGCACCAACATCAATCATAGCCCAAGCCGTGATAGCCCCAGCGAAAGCTTTCCAAGGAGCCATGCCAAGGAGATTGTTAACATTAGTGAACCCGTCCGCAATTCCTTTCCAATCAATACTCTTTAGCGCCTTTGTTGCTGCGCCGTCCATGAATTGGTCAATTACCCCTCGTACAATATTAAAACCAACAAACCCAACCAATGCTCCTTTTAATACTTTGCCAAAGAAACCTAACGGGTTAGTAACCATCTGACCGGTAATTGTATTCTCTCTCAAATTTTGTAAATTTTCTCTTTTACGGTCGTCCTCTTCTTTTTCTTTTCTTTTTCTTTCTTCATCGCCTCTTCTTTCTTCATCGGCTATATTATTCCGTAGTGCAAGTTCAGCCGCTTGCTTCTGTAGTTCAGCCGTTTCTGGATCAACACTAATTGATCTAGTTAATTCATCAAGTTGCTCGGAGCTCATAAGGCCAGTCGCCTGCGGTCCAGTGTTAACTCTCTCAACTGTATATGCTTCAGCCCTCCCAAGGAATTTATCAATAGTGCTGTTAATATTAATTAATGAAGTATTAATGTTCTGAAAAACAGGAGCAAACTTTTCAAGGTTTATCTTAACCTGTTTAATAGAATTAGCATCGCCATTACGAGTCAGCTGACCTTCTCGTTTTAACCGATCTATAATTGCTTCTGTTTCTTTACTTAATTCAGCCACTTTGGTTACTCGCTTCTTTTTGTTTCTCTAAGAAATCTAATAACATTTGAAAGTATAAGTCTCTTTCATATGGTATCATGTTTTCTATATCACTCACACTCCACTTATGGTGTTGTGCTAAACCGAAAACAGATTGGTAATAATGCCCTAGACTCATATGGCTAAGGCCTATATAAAAAAACTTCGCATTCCTTCTACTACAAAAGTTTTATCGTCGCCATTACTGTTTGTATATTTTACTTCTTGTCTAATTTTAGGCATTGTATCAAAGAACTTGGATATCTTCTTAATTACATCGCCTGACATATTGTCCATGAAGTCTGAAATTTCATCGTCGCTATAATCCCTGAAATCATGCACTTCGTCTTCTGTTGCTAACTTATCCAAACAAGCAACCATTACAACATAATTAACCATAGGATCTTGTGGTGGCATTTCAACAATTTTAGTAAAATCATCTATGCTTGGATATTTTAAAATTATTAATAGATCTTCATTAACCCTGACTTCTTTAGTGTGTTCAGGATCACGAAGAATTTCCATTGATTCAACATCAAAATCCACTTGAATCTTTTCTTGGGTATCTGGATCTGTAATAACAAACTGTGCTGTATTATTAATTGAATTTGCTCTTAGCTTCATGAATATGTATTCAAGGTCGAGCATTGATATCTCTGTGATATCAATATTAATCAAACAGTTATTCACTACTTGTTTAATTGCCATCATTTCAGCGAGAGGATCTCTTGTCTCCGCCGCAATTAATAAAATCTTTTCTTCCTTAACCGTAAACGGCCTGTACATAATTTTATTACCTGTACTCGGTAATACTAATTCACTTATTGGTAAATCAATTTTTGGTAAAGCCATAATATATTCTCCTAGGTACCATTATCATTATTTGAAGGAATGCTACTTGATACATTATCAAGCGAATTTCCTATACGTTGTAATTTGTTTACTGCATCTCTAATACTTGTTGGACGACCACTTTTAATTGTTCCTCTTACCGTATCTACGAATCCTGCGACGTCACCAAGAAGATCGAGTAAACCTGCTCCTCTTGTTGAACGCGATCCGGTATGGCCTGCCTTATCCGCAGAGAATTGGTAATCATCAAATACAAATTCTACATCAATCGTCATGAACTGTTCACCGCCTGCCCAATCCAAAGACACTCCACTTACTGATTTTGGATATGCTTTTTGTAACGTAGTAGAGTAATAAGAACCAGGACGACTATCTGTTGAATAATGTTTTATTTCTAAATCACAGCTATAGTCATCTCTAAAACCAACTTCGTATCTTAACATGTCATTGTATTCAGAATGCATTCCGCCTGCAGCACTATAGTTTATCACGTGTCTCATCCAAAAGTGAAAGAACCTCATTGTATGATGATCTGAATCACAAATAAATGTTGCTTTAATAGGGCCAGGATGAACAAGGCTACCTGGTATGGTCTTTGCCGTTTGTCCTACATAATCATAAGTTGTTGTATTAACGTTTACACCAGGCATATCTATTTTAGAACAAAACATTGTGAATGTGCGTTCATCAAATAAACCTTTATCTTCATCAGTTGTATTCGCCATCCATTTTGGTCTTGTCATTGTAACTTCAAAGAGATTGGTGCGAGCAGGACCGCCAAGACGTTCAAAGGTTGATTTAAAATTGTTGATGTTAAAAGGCATTCTGTTATCCCTGTATCATTTTACGAGAATCAGCCCAAACTTTCGATGCCGACTGTTTCTCAAATTTCTGCACTGGCAAGAATAAAGCAATGTCCCACTCAGATGCTTCGATTTTAATAAATCTAGACCTGACGTGCGAATTTAAATAATGTTTAATACAAGGAGCAAATAATCGAAACTTCGAAGCGCTTGCTAAAATTTCATAGCTTAGTGCTAATTTTGTTCGTTCGTTGTATTTATCGTCTGTTGCCAAATCGTATAATGCGTCCATTAACCTTGCTCTTAGCGGAGGTGGTAGATAATGCATGTTTAATCCAATAAATCCACCCTTTGCTTTATTTATTGGAAAAATTAGTGGAAACCTATCGTAATACGGTAATGTTTCTTTATGCTTGGGATCGTATTCAAAAAAGTACATTGAACCAATAAAAGCAGAACCAGTTAACCTTGCCTTTACTCTGCCTTTATCATTAGTACTCAATAAGGTCTCAGCGGTAATCTCTTTGCCTGCGGATGTCTTAGCTTGCTTACGATACCATTCTATCGACTCCTGTGAGCGACCAGGGAGTTCTCCGCGCCTTACGCCTTTAGCTAATATATCTGAAAATAATGTGGCCACTTATCGCGCTCCTGGTATATGTTTTTCTGTCATGATTGTAAATTGCCAACCACGGTCAGCGCAAAAAGATGTTGCTGCTTTCCATTTTGCTTCATTAACTCCCCACGTTTTAACTTCATTTAAATATCTTCTCGATACTCTGCCCGTTTTTGTCTTATTCATATTCTTTGGATCCGGTGGCTTACATTGAGAGCTTGGTTTAATCTCAATCATAATTGTTTGAGGGTTACCTGCACTATCTCTTTTATGTACTATAACATCTGGAAAGTATCTATGTATCTTTCCGTCAATCGGTGATCTATATGGAACAATCACTTCTTCGGATTGCCACCATATTACATCTGGGTGTTCATCCATGTATCTAAATACTCTCAATTCCCACAAAGACCTATAAATAATTTTTGTAGGGTCGCCTTTATACTTGGAGTGGTGTTTAGGCCTAAATCTACCCTTATATGCCATAATGTACTTTCCAATTTTTGTTATAAATAATGGATATATCCGTATACTATATTTATCATAATTTTACGGGAAGGTTCGAGGAAACATTAAATGACAAGACCAGTAACAAGAGAATACGAACAAGGCGGAGATCGTCTGCAGTGGCCTGCGGGCCAATTTCCACACGGCATTCAATTTATATTTAAAGACTATGATTATTCAGAAATTGTTGGTGGCTCAAAGATAGGTAATCTGAGCTCCGATGGCGGAGCAGGTCAACAATGGTTAACCGCAAAAAATAGAAGAGCAAAAGAAAAAGATTCGTTTGTTTTAGAATTACCGTTTCCGACTTCATTGCAAGATTCAACTGGTGTACAGATACAAGGTTTCGAAAGAGGATTCATTGAAGAGTTTCTTACAAACGCAGCAGTTGGTTTTGCTGATGATCCAATTGGGGCTGCTACCGCGATGGGTAATGCAATTGCTTCAGCCGCAGGTGGAGCCGCAGGCGGAATTGCTGGTGGCGACTTTAGTGGTGTATTCGGTGATGATGCTAGCGGTAAACAAAACGCAGGCATGTTTAAACGATTAGTTGGTACTTTAGGTACAAGTATCCTTGGTCAATTAGGAATGGGCGAGAAATCAATCGGGGCTGCGCTGGGTTCAGTTACTAACCCTCTTACAACATTACATTTTAGTGGTGTTAATTTAAGAAGCTTTACCTTTGCTTGGTCATTATATCCAGCCAATGCTACAGAAGCAACAGATATACGTGACATTGTAAGAAGGGTTAAATCAAAAATATTGCCAATGACTCAAGGGCTTCGTCCAGCTGGTGAAGCGGCCGCAGGCATTACTGAGTTTACGCAAGGTGGATTGGCAAGAGCATATCTCAAATACCCTTCGGTTGTATTCATTAATTTATTAGGAGTTAACGAATCACACTATCCAAAATTTAAAGTTTGTATGTGTGGTGGTATAGATATTAACTATGCGCACAACGGCGGAGTTGCGATCGCAAAAGGCGGAGTACCTATGGGAATCAGCATTAGTATGTCTTTCCAAGAACTCGAGATTCAAACCGCAGAAGATTACGGTTCAGACTCAGCCAAGTCAATTGACATCCCAGAATTAACTGAGGTCGCAGATACAACGGCAGGAACAACATAATGGCTTACAAATACTTTCAAGATTTTCCAGTTATACAATACGAAGGAAGAAAGGTTAGAGATATAACGAGGAGATCAACTTTCCTTAAAGTAGTATCTAATAATCCATATCTTTATTATTCTTATACTGTAACAGACGGCGAAAGAGCAGAAGATGTTGCTTTATCGTATTACGGCTCGGTTGATTACATTTGGTTGGTTTATATGGCCAACAATATTATAGATCCGTATTATGAATGGCCAATGGATTCACAAACATTTAATGATTACTTAGTTTCTAAATACACGGCACAATCTGGTAGAATTGGCGAAGATGTAATTGATTGGACCAAAGATGAAACAATTGATTCAAATGTAATTTATTATGTTAAAAAGGTATAGGAAGTAGCAAATGGCAGTAGATAATATAGTTCTAGCACCGGAATCATTCCGAACAATTTATCTTCGTCGTGAGGACCGTGTTATTATGCGTACTGAACGCGGCGAGAAGATCATTGTGAAAAGAGTTATTCCCGAAGATTGGATCCCTGTTCGTATATATGATTATGAAAATCTATTAAACGATAATAAGAAAGAGATCTTTTTGTTTGATAACGAATATGTAAATCAATTAACAGAAGAACACTCAAGAGCTGTAAGTCAGTAATGGAAACATTTAACCCAGGATATTGTACAATAGAAAGCGCCATCATAGCAAACGCAAGTGGTGAGTCCGAGACAATCACTGGTTTGATTGGACGCTTTGATATTCAACAATCATTGGCGTCTTCAACCTTTTCAGGTTCGTTGGATATCTTAGATGGTATAGGTTTATTATCATCTCTTCCAATTCGTGGTGAAGAATCCTTAAAGATTAAATTAAAATCGCATGACTTACAAACTGAACTTAGTCTTGATTTACAAGTTATAGAAATAAGTAATGTTTCGATTCAAAAAGAATCAGGTGACCAATACGCGTATACATTAGGATTTATATCTAAGACTTCTTGGGGAGCAGTTAGAGAAAGCGTCATTACTGCCTTTAGAAATAAACCTGCTTCTTATTGTGCAAAAACTATTTTCAAAGACTACTTTGCTAAAAACCTTGGTAGCAGAAAGTTCAATTACGAAACGTCTCACGGTGATATGAGAATTATTATTCCCGATTATAATCCAATTCAAGCAATGAACTTTCTTTGTGCAAAAGCATTTACAAATAAATCTGCATCTTCATCATATAGATTCTTTGAAACAGTGTATGGATACTCCTGGGTTACTGATGAATGGTTATTAGAAAACGCACAAAAGAATGAAATTAAAAAATTAAAGTATTCACCGGTTGTAGATCGTAATCCAACAAGCGGTTCAACTATTATTGAAACACTTATAGAATTTGAAACCGCCAATCATGTAAATACACTTAAAGATATGAATGCTGGTGCTTATAGAAATACCGTAATGGAAATTGATTTAACCACACACAAGAAAAGAACTTTTGATTACGATTATCTAAGAAAGAAAAAAAATTATAAAGGAATGCAAGGCCAAGTTGGTGGTATTTCTGGAATGAAACACACCGAATCGTTTATTAAGAAAACATTTACAGAAGATAATGCACCTCAATATATTGTTTATAGAGATTGGTCTCCAATAGGAATGGAACAGAAACCTGGTCAAGTACCTCGTGATGATCAGCATATGACCGAAGTAATACAAAATAGAACTGCATATAATTATCACCTACGTGAAAATATGTGTTCAGGTGAAATAAGAGGAAGATTGGATATTCATCCTGGTGAGGTTGTTAATTTAAGTATATTAGAGCCTGACGCGGCATTAGAAGGAAAACAAAATAAAAGATTAAGCGGATTGTATTTGATTTATAGAACAGCACATAATATAAACGGTACCGACTTAGTCACAAGTATTGACATGGTTAAATTTGATTGGGAAACTGCAGTATGAATTCAAAAGACGGTTCAGGAATATCACAACCACAGTTCTTTATAGGAGTTGTAGAAAATAACGACGATAGATCTTTCGAAGGAAAGATTCAGGTTCGTGCGTTTGGTATTCATGGCACACATAATGATATTAACACAAAAGATTTACCTTGGGCTATTTGTGCTTCGGGTAATTACGATCCAAACAATCCACCCCCACCATTAAATTCATTTGTATATGGAATGTTTCTTGATGGAAGAATGGCACAACATCCATTAATACTTGGATTAATCCCAGGTAAATATAATGAAGAGATGGATCCTGTCACTGATGGATATGGTGTTGTTGCCGATAAAAATGGAGATCTATTAGGCGGAGCTTATTCTCCAAGAAACTTTAATGCAGGCGGAGGCCCTGATAAATTAGCATCGGGCGAAAAGTTATTAGAAACTTATTTGTTAGCAATGGGAGCAAATAGAGTCTACGATCAAAAGATTGCGAACTCAGATGATACATGGTCTGAACCACCTCCTGCTTACGCGGCAAAGTATCCTTTTAATAAAGTAATTAAAACATCAAGACATAGTATTGAAATAGATGATTCGCCAGGTGCAGAAAGAATCATGATTCATCACAATGCAGGTTCTTATATTCAAATAGACGCACTAGGATCTGTTACCGAAAGAGCCCAAGCAGATCGTTATGAAATTAATATCGGAACGAAACACGAATCGTCAGGTCATAGCGTTGTAACTATTAACGGTAATGCTCATGTATACGTTAAAGGTAATAAGACGGAAGAAGTAGAAGGCGATTACAAATTGCTAGTTCACGGTAATGCCGAGTTTGGTGTTGGCGGTCAAATGAATCTAAATGGTGGTGACCAAGTTCAGCTTCGTGGCGGTGATGTTAAGATCGAAGCTAATGCAGGTATTATGACGCTGATGGGCAAAAAAGAAATACAGTTCGAAGCAACGAATCAATTAAACTTTGTTTCTCAAAATATAAAGAACACTGCGTTATTAAGTTATGATGTTTATTCTAATAAGAGTATTAAACTTTCTTCTGTATTAGATATACATTTGTTTGCAAATAATATTATTAATACTGCGCTTGGAGTAATACCACCAACACCATTATCCGGTGGTGGCGCGACAAGTGATCCGATATCCATCGCACCTGGGCTGCCTGGCTGGAGCTTAACCACGCCTGCCGTGCATATCCTTTCGGCAACAGGATCCTTTAGTGGAATATGGAATGCAGGTGTTATAAATGGTGGAGTAGGCACGTTCACTGGACTGAATGCAACAGGTGCTGCAATTACTCTCTTGGATGCTACTACTATTAACTCATCGGCCGTTAATGCTGTAAATCTAGCGGCGCCTCTGCCTATTAGTTCTGCACCAGGTAGTCCTTGTGTTCCAAATGTTATTAACCCTCTTTCAATTCGCGCCATAGCACTACCTACACCTCCAATAGTTGCTATACCAACATTACCGCTATTAACGCTTCCTGCTCAAAGCAAACTATTACCT